CAATCTTCTAAGCAATCCTATAAATAATATTGCTTCAAATAATCAAAAAATACTTATTATACTTCAATTAAGTGTAGTTCCATAATTAAAATAAGGAAATGTCAAAAAGTAAATCATTGTTAGAACAAGCTATTGCCGACGCAAATGACTTGAAAGCACTCGCATTGGAAAATGCAAAACGAACAATCAGCGAATCGGTTGATTCAAATTTAAAATCTATGATTGATTTAAAACTTCAAGAAATGGAAGATGAAGACGCTTCATATGAAGATGATGAAGATGTAAATGTCGATGAAATTCTCAAAGAACTTGAAGATGAAGAAGGTGCTGAAAGCCCTGATGAAGAAATGGACATAGATGTAGATGCAGAATCTGGTGATGTTGATTTAGAAAAAGAGGTTGGAAGTATGACAGCAGAGGATTTAAAGGCTTTGATAGCAGATGTCATCTCAGAATTAATTCCAACAGGTGAGCCAGTAGGTGTAGAAGATAGTGTTGATTTGGACACACCATCAGAAGACGAAATGGGTATCACAACTGGAGATGGTTCAGAAGAAGATGAAGAAGAAATGGATTTAGATGAACTCTTAGCTGAATTGGATGGAGAAGATGAAAGAAATTATTCAAATCTCCGTAGTGAATTGAATGAAGCTAAGAAAGCGGTTTCTAAGTATCAAGAAGTTATAAAAGAAGTAAAATTGTTCAATGCTAAACTTTTATATTTAAATAAAATATTGAGCGAATACACACTTCCATCTAATGTAAAAATGAAATTAGCTGAAAAGCTTGATGGGGTAACAAGTAGAGAGTCTGCGAAGATGATTTACGAATCATTTAAAATTTCGATGGGTACTAAAAAACCATCATTAACCAAAAAACCAATTAACGAATCTCTAAAAAAATCAATTGCATCGAATGTAAAACCAAATCTTTTACATGAAAATGGAGTAAAATCAAATAAGCAATTAATTGATTCTAAAACCATCTCTCGTATGCAAATGTTGGCAGGGATTAAAAAGCCTAACTAAAAATGGTAAATTTAAAAAACTTTATTTCAGAGACGCAACAAAAAATCGAAGCTATTTCGGAACAAGCATCGAATTATGCGCAAAATTGGGAGAAAACAGGATTGCTTGAAGGGTTGAAGTCGCAAGACAAACTTAACATTGCAACTTTGTTGGAAAACCAAATGAAAAACATCATCACTGAATCTGTTACAACCAATCTAGGTGGTAGCACGTTTACTGCTGGTGCTGGTGAACAATGGGCTGGTATCGCTCTTCCAATGGTAAGAAAAATATTTGCTGAAACTATTTCTATCAAAGAAATGGTAAGTGTTCAGCCTATGCAACTTCCTACTGGTCTTATTTTCTACTTAGATTTCAAATATGGCACTGCAAAGACACCATTTGGAACTAGTGATAGTGTATATGGTACTACTGATACTGAAAATGTTGATGCTAGTGGTGGTCTTTATGGAGTGGGTCGTTATGGTTATTCAATTAACAACGCAAGTGCATCGGTTACAGGAACAGTTAGTTCTGGTTCATGGGCAGATGTTTATCTAAATGCTAATTTATCAGCATCTGTTGCTGCTAATGAAATTAAAAAAGTAACTGTAGCTGTTTCAGGTTTAGCTGACTATGATGTCAATGGTGTTCGTGCCTTTACATTATCTGGTTCAGGTATTCTCCCATCAACAGTATTGAATGCGTTTACTGATACTGATGGTACAAATGTTTATTTCATTGTTAGTGGTTCAAGTGGAGCTGTAACAACTGGAACTACTCTTTGCACATATATCAAACAAACTAAAGATAATTTCAGAAGTGATTTTGAAGACCGTACAGGTTCGTTGACTATTCCAGAGTTCAATCTTGACCCACGTTCAGAGACCGTTAATGCCAAAACTCGTAAGTTGAAAGCAAAATGGACATTTGAAGCAATGCAAGATTACAAAGCTTATTTATCAATTGACGTTGAACAAGAAATGACTCAGTTTATTTCTGACTATGTTGCAACTGAAATTGATTTGGAAGTTTTGGATATGTTGATTTTGAATACTAAAACTACTGAATATTGGACTGCTGATAACAATCTGCAAATCAATGCCGCTAAAACTGCATTCGTTCCAATGACAAGTGGTTTCTACAATTCACAAGGTCAGTGGTTTCAAACTTTGGGTACTAAAATGCAAAAAGTATCTAATGCAATTCACCAAAAAA